TGGGGAATAACGGCGGCACCGACTTTCCAGCCTTCTGAGCGGGCGATGTTGGCGAACTTGCGAATGTACTTAACGCCGGCGTTGTCGCCGTCCATTGCCCAGATAATGCGCGGGTTGTTTTCACCGGATTCTTCGCGGGCCTTCTGTAACTCATCCAGAAACCGCTCTGGGTAGTTATTGCAGCTAAAGGCGGCAACCGCCGGAATGCCTGAGTGATACAGAGCAATCGCATCGAATATGCCTTCTACAATCCACAGTTCTTTGCCCTGAGCAAGATCCAGCCCCGGTGGTACCCACGCCTGGCCTTTGAAGTTGGCGCCACGGTTGAAGTGGGCTTTCTTCTTGCCAAACCGATGGGGCTTGTCGATCAGGCGTTCCCAGTAATCCCGATCGTTTATCTGGAAACGCACGGTGGCGCTGCTGATGTTGCGCTCGTAATCCCAGTAGGTTTCTTGCGTGTACCAGCCCTTTACCGTGGCCAGATCAAAGCCACGTCCGTGGGACATGTAGGCATCTGCCACTTCGGTACCGGTGGGCTTCTCGCCGGGCTTCAAATCTTTCCGGGCGTAGCGTTCCGTCCAGCTGTCGAACAGGTCGGGGAACAGTTCTTTTACATGGTGCTGGTCGCCGCACTTGCTCTCGCGGCCACACTTCACCATCCAAGGGCTCTCAGTGCCCACGAAGGCTTCGCGCTTACCGCATGACGGGCAGCGCAACCGGCGTAAAAACGCGCCTCGTTCTACACCGTCAAAGTCGCTTTGGAGCCTGAGCAGGATGTCGGCCCTTAGTTGGTCTTGCATTCGGAAAGCTCCGGATCAGGCGTTGATGGCGATTGGGTTCACTGCCTGGTCACGCAGTTGCAGTAATTCGCGTACAGAAAAAATAGAGGTGCGCCCGGTGGCAGTGTCGTGAATCACCACGGAATTTCCGGTTGTATGGCTTACATCGATGTAAGCGCTCTGTGCGCCGGCGGCTTCCAGGTCGTACCAGGCGGCTGTCACTTTCAGCATGGCCCTGCGACGGGAGCAGCCGAACTCTTCCATCAGGCTGTCTGTGGTCAGTTCGACGCATTCGGAAGCGCTGGTGTTGCTTTTGCGCAGCGCGATCAGTTGGGCGTATGCGGCATCGTTCATGTTTTTTTGGATAGCGTTCATTTCAATGTGTCCTTCTTTTTAATTGAGAACCTTTCATGGGCCAGCTGCATTTCCTGCTGGCATTGCTCGCGCACTTCCGGCGCCAGCGGTATTTCCCGGACATTGCCTTCCGGATCCAGGGATAGGCGATCGGTGTGCGTCAGGAACACCACGCCTTTGTATCCGCAGTGCTCTGTGTCCTGGCAGAACACGTAGAGCTGTCGCTGTGCTGAAATCATCTGCACGCTGGTGCGAACCCGGCATACACCGGTGCAGTGCGGGCAAAGGATTTTGAGAAACGAGTTGCGAACACCGGCCTGCAGCTTCTGTTGGCTTTCTGGGTCTGGTGCTTTCGGGTTCATTGCCTGGAGTACCGGCCCGTAAGACAGCTCAACGGAACCGCGATACCCGCACTCAATGTTCCTGCACTGAACAAACGCATCCTTTCCGCGTTGCTGAATGCTTCTGCTGGACTGGATCGAGCAGGATTCGCCGCATGCCGGGCAACCGATGGTCAGGTAGTTGCGGGTAATCTGATTGAGCTTCACTTTCGTGGCCCTCCTACGGCGTGAAGTGCCCGGTTTCTGCCGGTTAGTTTCAAGCTGGCCCCTCGCATGCGTTGTTTGATAAGCCACTCGGCTGCCTGATCCATGGTTTCAAGGCCTTGTTGCTCCCGAACCATGTTCAGCAGTTGGGCCTGTTGTTCTGTGAGTTCCAGTGTTAGTTCGGGCATCTTTTGAGGGCCTCAAATGGTGCGAATGTGGGCCTCGGAAAGTGGCGCGCCACCGGCCATGCTTTGAGTTGTGGGCAGAAGGGCTGCTTCCGCTTGGGCGATCAGCATCTGCCGTAGCAGGCTGGCTCGATCGGTGCCGGTGTAATCCACCAGGGCGTTGATTACTGCAGCCTCGTAATCGTCCAGATTGAGGCTTACACGGTGTTTGCGGATTCGTTTCGGGTCCTGATACATCGGGCTACTCCTTCAGGGCGTCAGGCAGATTGGTTGCGCTGGTATTCGGTAAGGCCACGCAGAAAGAAGATGCGGGCCTGGGATGCCATGGAACGCCCCTCTGCCAGCGCGGCCTGTTCCAGGGCGCCGCGTTCTTCGGTGAGCAGGCGAAGCGCGATGGGTTTCGCAGTTAGCACACCCACGGGCGCGCGGTGGCTGGAGTTGGGTTTTTTTGCACCTTGCATGGTGTATCCTCTG